ACCTGCGCCGGAGGCGTGTACGGGGTCAAACTCGGCCAGTTCGCGACCATGGCGCGCGTCTGGTATCCGAGACCGCCTGGCCGGATCGCGATGCCGCGGAAGCACGAACCGATCGGGTTCTTCGCGCTCGACCGGACGAGGATGATGTCCTCTTCAGGCGTGTGTGCGTCCGAGGTCAGGAGGTACGCGAGCGGGGGGCGAGGCGGGATGCTCATACCGGGAAAGCCCCGCGGGCCACGTGGGCGCGCGGGGCGGTCCTGGTAGGGTCGGGCTAGATGCCGTCCATGTACCGGATCCCGAGGGGCCGGTAGATGCAGGTGCCGGCCGTGCGCCCGTGGCAGTTCACCACGAAGGCCAGGTTGCGGGGCTCGGGCGCGAACACCTCGAACTCCTGCGGGATGACCAGCTCGACGATCTCCGGGTCGCGTCGGTAGAGGACCGCGCGGTCCTTGCCACTGTCGCCCGCGCCATCGAAGACGTTCCAGGGCTCGACCATGTTGACCGAGGGGTTGGACGCCTTGAAGGCCTCCAACGCCGTGCGGCTGTTGGCCGTGTCCATCTGTGTTTGACTCAGCTTCAGATACTGCGCCGTGGGGAGGAGCAGCGTGTCCGGGAGGATGGTCTCCTTGTTGTTGGTGATGAAGTCGTTCACGAGCTTGTTCAAGTCCGCGAGGACTTCCGCGCCGGTCTTGCCCGACCACACCGCGCCGATGGCCGCCGAGATCTCGACGCCCGTTGCCGCCACGAAACCGCCGATGTTGTGCGCCGCCGAGCCGGTCGCAGCGAGTCCGTCCAGGCCGCGCTCGTACGCGTTTCGGGCCGCCTTCGCCTTGCGGGCGTCGAGGGGCACGCCCGAGAACGCCGCCCGGCGAAGGTCCTGGATCGAGTACTCGAAGGAGTCGCCCAGGCTCACGATGTGGTGCGTGATCTTCTCGGTCTTGCTCGAGGCCGACGGGAGGTCGTCCGAGTAGTTCGTGATGATCTTCGCCTCGCCGACCTCGTCGGTCTGCTCGTAGGAGAATGTCTCGGCGCCCGTGTCGATGTCGGTGGCCACCGGAAGGAACTTGCGCGCCTTCAGCTCGGTGTACTGCACCTCGTAGACGCGCGCGCGCATCTGCTCGAGCTGTAGCTCCAGCATACCCGCCTCCCCCGCGTCCGCGCGGAGCACGGGCTCCGAACGGGGCGAGAGCCGGTTGATGTGCCGGATGATGTGATCCATGTCGTAGCGGGACTGAGTAGTCATGTGCTGCTTCTTTCCTTCCCGCATCACGGGCTGATGTTGAGGCCCGTCACGGCCCAGGCGTTGTTGCGGCAGGTCACGGTGACGCCGTGGACCTTGCTGGCGGTGAGCGCCGCGCTGATCGCCGTGGTGACGTCGCGGTAGGTCACCGTGTGGCCGTTCTTGGTACCGTCCGCGACGAAGACGTAGAACGTCCCGTCCGGCGCGGCCGCGGGGAGGCTGATCGTCGAGGCCGCCGCGGTCGTGGCCACGTCGAAGACCGTCCCGCTCGGAGTCGAGGCCGGGACCGCGAAGTCGTTCGACGTGTAGGTGAACGTCGCCGCAGGGCTCAGCGTGTTCTGACCGACCAGGCCGAAGTCGACCTCGAGCCGGGCGATCCCGCCGCTCGCGACCGTCTGAGCCCAGCGCGCGCCGGGGACGGGGACATGGTCCGCGTCGGCCGTGACGCCCCACTCGTCCAGGTTCCCGGTCGTGTTGCCGTAGGTCGCCGCGGCGCCCGCCGTGACGTTCTCGGAGACCGCGACGTACATGACGCCCTGGCGGACCAGCGTCACGGGGCGCTTGTCGCCGAAGTCACTCGGCTCGCGCGCGTCCTCGTACATGGCCACGCCGAGGATGTTCGCGGGGGTGATAGTCCCCGCGTTGATGATGGTCTTCGCCTGGCCGTCGGCCGTGCCTCGGACCATGAGCTTGCCCGGGGCCGCCGCGTTGGCGGTCGCCTCGATGACGCCGGACACGCGGTATGTCGGGGCGCCTGGCTCGGCGAGCTGGCCCTCGATGCCCCGCGCCGGGGCCGTGGAAACGGAAGTCTGTACACCCATGGTCAGTTCGCCTTCTGCCAGGCGCTACGGCCGGCCTCTCGGGTCTTGTTCTGAGCCGCGTCGGCGCGCTCGCGCGCCTTCTGCAGCTCGGTCTTGATCGTGTCGGCGCGCTTGCGGCCGTCGCCGCGCGCCTCCGCGGCGGGGGCCGCCTTCATCGCCTCGACGGTCATGTCGTAGGCCGCGGCCAGGTACTCGGGAGACTTGCCTTCGAGGTCCATGTCCGGGTTGGCCTTCAGGATGACCGCCATCATGATCGCGGTCTCGTCGGCACCCTCGGGCACCTCGACGCCGAGGCTGTCCGCGACGCGCATCAGTTCGACCTTGCGATCGGCGCTGGCCTCCGCGTCCTTGACCTCCTCCTCGAGCTCGTCGATTCGCTTCTGCAGCTCCTTGACCTTGCTCTCGGCCGCGTCGGCGCGCACCTGCAGCGCGGTGAAGGCCGCATCTCGACGACTGACCGCCGCCTGGTGTGGGGGGGTGCCCACGGGATAATCGACCCCATCGATTCGCTCGAAAATGTCGGCCACGGTGGGCACCTCCAATACCGGCGGGAGTCCATCCCCCGCAGAGTCTAGCCGCAAGGACACCGACGAACCGGAACGCCCCCAACCCGGCGGGCCGAGCGCGACGTGGTTCTGTCGGATGTTCCGCTGAATGCAGTCGTACTTCTCGCCCTGGTACTCGCCGGGGGTGTCCTCGATGTCGCAGACGTAGCCGCAGCTGACGTCCTTGCGCTCCCCGTTCAGGATGCGGTCTGCGACATCGCCGTCCTGGACGACCAGGTCCGCGAGGAGCAAGTCCCCCTCCTGACGGGCCGAGCCCTCGGCCACGTGCCCGGCCGCGAACGTGCGGTAGTTCGCGGGCCCGACCATCTCGGGCGGGTGCAGGTCCGTGACCGGCGCGCCGGCCAGGCTCGCCATGCTGTCCGCGTGGAACACGTCCTCGGGCAGGCGCAGCTCGCGCCGCTCGCTTCCGTCCGCGTTGCGGTAGGAGAGCACCCCGACACGCGCGACGGCGGCAGAGACACGGATCCCTCCCTGAGGGGTCCGTGTCACGGGGCCTAGCGTGCCGCGGTCGTAGCGAATGGCCATGGTCTACTAGGTGCGTAGCACGGTGCGCGGGGTGCGTAAAGGGTTACGCACTAGCCATCCTCCTCGAAATCCAGGACGGCCACGGGGAGGCATCTGCACTGGTAGTCCTCGCCTGGGTGGTTCCGCTCCCCCTTCGGCGTCGTGACCGGGGGGTCGGACCAGGAGAAGATCTGCCCTTCGAGCTCCCGGTGCATCGGCCGGACGCGCTCGTCCCTGGACGTCGACCAGCGGTACCGCGAGACCCCGGCCGCGGTCATGCGCGTCTGGGTCATCGCGCTGTTGGCCTTCAAGACCTGGTCCCGCGCGATCAACCGGGCCCTCGACGTGCTCACGCCGAAGCGTGCCTCGATGTCCTCGGCCAAATCCTCGACCCTGCGCCCGGTCCGCACCGCCTCCCGGACCAGCTCGGACACCTCCGAGATCTGGTCATCGAGCACGGACCCGATCAGCCGGACATTCTCGCGCCGGAACGCCTCGAGGACGCGTTGCAGGTCCACAGGCAGCGCCTCGGGGGACATGCGCAGAACCCGCGCCGTGTCCGCCAGATTCTTCGCGTTGACCCGGCGCCCGAACGCGTCAACGATCTCGGACACCTCGGAGGACTGGATCCGCTCGGCCAGCCGGAGGCGGATGCCTCCGAGCTGCTGCTCGAGGGGCAGGAGGTCGTTGATCGAGACGCCACGCGCGACCAGCTCCCGGACCTCATCCGCGGCCTCACGGGTGAGCGTGGTCAGGTACCGCTCGAGCGCGCGCTCCTCAGCGAGCGGCAGCTTCGGCGTGCGGCTCTTCGTGGACCGGCGCAGGGACACGGCGTTCGCCCGAGCGCGGCGGGACTGGATCGCCTGCTCAAGCGCGTTGCGCGCGTAGGGGGTGAGGGGACTAGAAGCCACCGGGCGCCCCGCCGCCGCCCGCCGCGAAGTCTGGCACCCCAGGCACGGCCGGCGGGGGTGCCGCATCGCGCGGGACGTCGAGGTTGACCGTCGTCTCCCCGGACCAGGCGCCCGAACCGAACCGGGACAAGGCGACCTCCTCCGGCAGCAGCACGCCCGCGTTGATGTACGCCACGTCCGTGTCCGCGACAGCCTTGCGCAGATTCGCCTGCTCGAGGTCCGACATCTGCCAGAGCGGCGGGAAGGTCACGTCCAGCCCGTCGGTCGCGATCCCGAGGGAGCGCGCGAGGACGCGCAGGAAGGCCATCACCTTCGGTTTGAGCTCGAGTTCGCGGTACACGTCGACCTGGCCATACCACCAGGACAGGTCCGATTCGCCGGTCGCGTTCAGGCCCCCGGGCGAAACACCCATGAGCCTGGTCAACGGCATGTGCGCGACCGACGCCACGCGGGAGAAGGTCTTGTCCAGGATGGCCGGGACCGCCGCGAGGTTCGTGCTCCCAACCGTGCTAAACTCCTCCATCTCAGCATCGAGGACGACCGCGCGCGCGACGGACCGGGACATGTCGACGAGCTCCATACGGGTCAGAAGTTCGTCCTTCTTCCCCTCGGCGATCATCTCGATCAAGCCCTGGATCTTGAACACGGACTGGCTCAGGTCCTGCAACGCGAACACGGACGACCGCCAGTTCGCGCCCGCGTCGCGCAGCACGGACAGGGCCCGTTGCAGCACCGAGACGTCCCAGCCCCCGTTCCGCTGCCGGGTGCGTCGCGTCGTCCGGGCGCCTCCGAAGAACACGAACCGGGACTCATGGATCTCCCGCCCGACCATCTCCCCGGACTGGGCCGCGCCTTGGCTCCCCGGCGTGATCCGGTAGGTCTTGACCTCACCGAACCTCGGGGACAGCGCGTCGGTGTAGTACGTCGCGGGCTGCATCTCGAAGCGGTCGAGGACGAGCGGGTACAGGAGCGGCCCGTGCTTCTCCCCGAGGGGGAGATCGTAGCGCGCGTCCTTGGTCGCCATGAAGATCGCGCCGCCGCCGTACAGACGGCCCCAGGTTGCGGCATCGACGAAGAGGTCCGCCCCGCCCATCGCCTCGAACGCGCGTGCAAGGTCGCCCGTGTCCTCGCCCGTGATCTCGATCCCCTTGCTCAGCGCGTCCTCGACCAGTGCGTCGACGATCGTCGCGGCCAGGTCGTCCCCCTGGTATAGCGCGTCCATCTGCGGTTGCGTCAGCAGCGCGTCATAGGCCATTTCGTAGGATATCGACTTGTCCCGCGAGCCGCCTAGCCCTGTGACCGCAGAGACCCAAGAGTCGGTGCGGGACTTTTTCGCGATGTCCGCCGCTAGGCGCTTCTGGGACGGGGTGGCCATGGTCTCGGTGTAGCACGCGCCCGCGCCATAGGAAACGCCCCCTGGAGGTCGAGACCTGGGGGCGTAGGCAAGGCGCGTGCAGGGGTATGCGGATCCCACTGCGCCCGGCCCCCGACCCTACCCCGCGACGCGCTCGCGCGCAAGGCTGTTGCCGTACCGGCGCCCGCGTGGGGTGTGCATCACGAGGAGCGCCATGGTCGTCCCGTCGACCTGGTCGTCGTGTTTCGCGAGCGGGAAGCCCAAGAGCTCCGCGCGGTAGTCCTGGAACCAGGGCGCGTCCGCTGGGAAGTGGCACGAGCTCATGAGCGGCTGGACCGCGTTCGCGCGCTCGACCTTGCCTGGGAGCGCCTCGCCCTTGGGCGGCCACGCCTTGACCCCGGGCACCTCGTCCCGGAGCGTCCTGATGACCGCCGCCCCGTTCGCCTTCTTCTCGATATGGATCGCCGTGACCCTCGGCCACTTCGCCCGCAGATCCCGGAGCGCCTGCACCGTGTCCGTGATGTCGAGCTTCTCCCTGATCTGGTCCACGAGGTAGAACGCGCCCGAGGTCCAGGCCCAGACCTGCGCCACGACGGGGTCCGGGTCGACGGCCGTCTTCTCGTCCTCGAAGCTGCAGTCCACGAACATAGCCCAGCGGCAGCCTTTGGGGAGTTCCGTGTACCTGCGCGCGAAGTCCTCGGTCCTGAAGATCGCGCCGCCCGGCGGGACCGGGTTCTGGTCGAGCTGGGCCGCGGCCCCGAGCGGCCCGAGGGAGACCCGGAGCGCCGCGACGTCCTCCGCCGGGTATCGCTCCGGCCACAAGAGCTCGCCCTCGACCTCGCGCGGGTCCTCCTCGATCTCGGTCCCGTCCTCGAGCCGGACCGGGCGGGAGAACAAGCACCGGGACCGGGGGTTGTACTCCAT